TATACTAAAAATGTTTAATGGACTTTTCCAAAAAACACATAAAAAATTATCATTTGAAGACATGCAACATATTATATCGAATCCAAAAGAATACATTATTATAAATACATTATTATCAAACGAACAGCAATGTTTGATTAAAAATACGATTTCTTATCAAACTGAGGAGAAAGTGATAAATGAATATCTGAATCAATATGATTTTACACCTAAATTTGTAATATACGGTAAAAATGCTAATGATGATACTATAGAAAAGAAGGCGAAACAATTATCCGGACTGGGATTTACATATGTATATTTGTATGTGGGAGGAATGTTTGAATGGTTATTACTACAAGATGTATACGGACAAGATGAATTCCCTACGTCAAGTAAATATCTTGATATACTTTTCTACAAACCAATATCAATATTGTAAAATTGAACCAATTTATTATCACACTATGTAATAATAAATTTGAAATGAATAGGATGAATAGACTTCCGCAAGTATTGATAAATTATATTTGGGAGTTTGATGACCGATATAGACTAAAATTCAAAAAATGTATATATCAAATGGATAATTACTTTTTCAAAAATAGATTAAAAATTCGCTTACAACATGATCTGCTCTTATTTAACATTCCAATAGTACAAACATTTGGTAAATATTACTATCAATATATATTAGCTCGTATACGAACATTCGGTGATGGTGTTCCAAACGATAATTTACAGCATTTACATATTACAAATAATAAAATTAAGCTGTTTCTTTAGGTTCATTTGATTCTGGATACACATCTACCATCTCTGTAACTCTGTGTTCTTCTTTAACTTTATCGGGGTCAGCATAATTGTATTGGACCTTATCTTTCAAGTACGCAGAATAAAAGATGTTAGTTTCTGTGTTAGCTAATCCATATACATCAACTATTTTACCAACCAAGAACAATAAATTCGTTACAAATACAGTCGTTGTCTTACTATCATAGTAATTATCATATATAGTAAATCCACTATAAACAGAATTTCCTAAGTAGAAGAAGGCAGCAATATAACATGCCATCTGATAAGAACCATCTAAATTTAATATCACTTTTCTTTTCTTTTCAGGTAAAAGTAGTAAGGCTTCTCCGACCGCATCATTATCACATGGGAATTCCTTATTTACTTCTAAATAAGAAATCATCTTATTTTCACGACGAAGTTCAATTACATACATCATGAAAAAAGCAACAAATGTGGCAAGATTGACAGAGATATTACCTACATGCATCGCATCGGTTTTAGTTGTCATTTGTGAAAAACTACATAGTTCATCCCCGCACTTTTGGGGAACAAAAAACAAAAGTAATGTACCCATAAAAACGCGATACATTTCTAATGTAAACGCAACATAGGAACCGGTTTTTTGCTTAAAATCTTGGTCGCTCATAGTTTCTTTAATTTCTTTCAATTCACTGACAAAAGATTGCCATTTAGATTTAGTAGGTTCTTCGGTTGACTTTACCGATACGGTATTTTCTTCTTTTTCGGTTGTAGGAACTGCCTCCATAACTGTATATATTAATCCAATATTTTTATTGGTGTAGAAAATTGAAAATGAATGTATAACGTATCTATCATAAAATAATATTAAGATTATCTATATCTGTCTTCTATAATGTGTCAACCGGTTATTATTTCTATTGAGGGAAACATTGGTGCTGGAAAAACCACCATCGTTCAAGAGCTACATAAGCGTTTTCAAAATAAAAAAAATATTGTTTTTGTAAAAGAGCCTGTAGATATTTGGGAAACAATTACAGACAACGACGGACAGACTATTTTACAAAAATTTTACGCAGAACCTTCTAAATATGCGTTCCAATTTCAAGTTATGGCACTAACCACCCGCTTAACGTTGATACGTGATACTATTCGCAATAATCCTGATTGCGATATGTTAATATGTGAACGCTCGATTGATGCTGATAAAGAAATATTCGCAAAAATGTTACATAGCGACAAATTAATTACAGATTTGGACTATAAAATTTATTGTTTAATGGCAAACGAACACGCAAAAGATTTCAATGTAGCCGGGCATATATACATTAATGCGGATGCTGATATTTGTTTTAAACGAATTCATAAACGGTCAAGAGATGGAGAAGCAGGAATAGAATTATCCTATCTCGAAAAGTGTAAAAAATATCATGATGAATGGCTTGGAAAATATGAAAGTTGGGATTGTAATAACAATACTACAAACTCAACCAAAGTATTAAACCTGTTGACAAATGAAGACGCATCTTATATAGATAATAATACCAATGACCCGGGAATTAAGTGGATTTCACAAATAGAACAATTTATTCAAAATATCATTATCAAAAATGAAACAGAACATCCACCACCTCCTACGAATTCACCCTCATCGAATTAAACTCCATTATATTAATTAAATTTTACAACTATTTTCACATCTTCTTTTTTTATTGTTTTACATGCCGAAACTGATAGTTCTTCGCGTCGTTTTCTCGTTTTAGAATTTGTGGTTTCCGGTTTATCATTTAACGTATTATCTAATGTAGCACGTTTTTTCGTGGTAACATTTCGTTTATTCATATCATTTTCAATAGTTTCATAGTTATCTTTGATATAATCTACGATTTTATTTTCAATCGCCCATTTAAAAAAATTCAATTGACCGATAGTTGTTTCCATCAGTTGGGTTTCATTATAAGGAATCGAAATTCTATCCCAACGACAAAATGGGTCAAACCGTTTTTTTGAATATGCTTTTAATTTTAACTTATAGTCGTTGTAAACTTTAAATCTTGTATTTGAAAGATTTTCACCTATTGATTGTGAGATTTCATACACTGTATAGTATTTCTTAGCAAAATTCGTTACAAACCAATCCACAATCCGGAGTGATATTTCGGATTCACCGTTAATAATTCTCATCATTTTTTCCAAATTACCATGTTTATTATAAAATTCCATCAAATTACTTAGTAGTAATCCGTTTTGGGTGTTTAATGCGTTCGAACGGTACATATTTAGTATTTTAATAATATTGTTTTTTTGTATTTATACGATTTATAGATAAATATATATTTTTATTGTAATTATGGAACCAATAACATTATTCGTAATATACATTTCGGGGATTATTGTTGGAGGGGGGGGACTCGGATATTATTTAGATAATCGTTCAAAAGATTACTACCAAAAAATACAACAATATGTAGACAAAAATTTTAGATTTCAGTTTTGATTACATACTCAAAGGTGTAAATAAAATAAATCATATTATTATATAATTGTGTATAACATTATGGACGATGAAATTAGTAGACTATTTTTATACTTATCTGGATTTGGATTTTCGGAATTATTTTTAGAATATTTTAAAATACGCAGCAACGTCGCAAGAATTAGTTATTATTCTATTTTACTATTTGTATATATGGTTCTATCAATATATTTTTTCTAAAAAATATTCAAATGTGTAAATAGTATAAAAATAGTTCGTTATTATTTTTAATGTCGTATATCCAAACACTTTTGAATATATTTGAGCGATTTTTATATGATGGGTTTGAAGATTCTCCAAGTTATGAAGACTCTGAATCTGAATCTGAATCTGAATCTGAATCTGAATCTGAATCTGAATCTGAATCTGAATCTGAACCTGAAATAATTGATATTCAAAATATGAGTAGTGATGCTACAGTTATTACTTCTGTATCTTCAATGGGTATACAGAAACGATTACATCATAAAGTATGTGATAACGTGTAAAATAAAAAAGACCATATAGTCCTTTTTATTTTTTAACAAAATGCGATATTTTTTCTTATAACTTGAATAAGATAATTATACTCGTCGGTTTCATCTTCACTGTCGTCGGAATCACTATACTCATTATTATTTTCATAAAAAGGGTATTTTTCTGAAAAAGGATATTTATTTTCGATTCGTTCATCGTCGTCGTCGAATCCATCAACACCATAAAATAATATTCTTTCAAAATACGCAAATAATAAAATTACACCTTTTAACATTTTACTGTATAATAGCATTAGATTATTTTATACCCTTTACGATATAACAATAATTTTAGTTGTATTTGTAAAAATAGGGAAATAATTTAATGAGACCTGTTTTTTTACTGGATAATAAAGTATTATGTATACGTAAATTGAAACAATCCGATTTACAATACGCTTATTACAATGTAATGAGTTTATTCTCCGAAGTTGACCGAACTATATTGAGAACCCAAGAGATATTAGATAATTTGACAAATGAATATATATTTTTTGTTGTTAAAGATTTAGCCATAAGCATGATTATTGCTACTGGTACAATAATTATTACCAATACTTCTACACAATCGTGTCAAGTAGGATATATTGAAAATATTATGATACATCATGATTATCAGTATATGGGATTGGGTAATATTACATTCCAATACTTAAAATATTATTGTTTGAATACTAAGCAATGTATAGATGTTATCGCCAATTGCAACCATAATATGTAATCGATTATTCACAATCGATTCGGTTATAGTCCAAATCAAAGCACGCCACTATACAATCATCATTTTCACATTTATCTAATAGATTCATGTTCTCCAAAAAGAGTGATATGGTTGTATTGAAAAAAGAGTTCTCGTCTATGTTGTTTTGTTCTTGCATACACGAACCGTGTTTCTTCCATTCATGTTCCCATAATGTACTATCACACGCATGCCAATATGTATTCATATCGGTTAATAATTCACCAGTGGGTTTTACATAAGACACACTTTTACAGTTTTCAGGATAGGCTGTGCTATTTATTTGCGGCCAGAGTCCGTGAATCATATAATCGGTACTACACCATTTTTGGACTGCTAATTCATAATAGTTATATATTTTTGTTGAATCTACCACACTTATACTTGCTAATATAGTTATTAATTTTGAGAACATATTTACATATTATTGAGAAAATATAATACGTAAATACTTATTTGTGTTTGTGTTTATGAGGGGAACGTCGGTGTAATAAATTGGTCGTATATTGTCGTAATAAATTTTGCGGATGATGTCGGCGAATGGCTATTTTTTTAAACTGTCCCGTATGGGGGGATAATATTAAGTTGTAATATCGTTTTTCTTTGGCATAATGAAAGAACCCATATTTAACAAACGATGTATCAACAGACGTTATACCATGGTGAGAACGATATAATTCATCGTAATTTCGATAGACAGAATTATCAAAGACCCTCGTTTTGTTATACCAATCAACTATCACATCTTTGAACTCATCAATATATGGAAGGTTAATGTTCGGTTTAGATGGTACAAATTGAGCGATGTAAAATTTCAAATCAGAACAAAGTGCGTCATAGTAATTAGTAATAGGCATAGTAATCGGTATTAGGTATACAGTTTCAATAATTGGTTGCGATATATCAGAAATGAATGAATCAATTTTGCGTAATCAAAAACTATTTCGGTTAGTTCAAATATCTAAAATGTGTTTATCTAATTCGGGTATTGTATTTTCATCGTAATTAGTAAAACAATTTACGTGCGTAACACTCATTGAATGCTTCTCTTTTGGGTTAATATCCTTTTCATAATCACGAACACGCAATGTATATGACATGTGGACGTGGAAATTATTTATATTACAAATGATGATATTCAAAAATAACCCGCTATATCCAGTAATGTAATATTCTATGTCTATTTTTTTAGTTTCAAAAATCATATTCGCCATCACTTGTAATAAACGAAATTTGATATCTAAATATTGATTTTTCTTCTCAAAACGTGTCATTTTCATACATCTTGTGGCTAATTGGTCCAATTCTTGCTCGGAAAAGGGTATATTACAATGTTTATGTTTGAAATAGATGAATTTCAGTAAATAATGACATACACAATCAGATAAACGACGAATCGGTGATGTAAAATGACAATATTCAGGCATTCCTACCAAATCGTGTGATTCTACGTTAGCCATATAATCAGCACGAATACCATTCGTTATTATTTCTTGTAACAATTCTTCGCCGGATATTTCATTATACACAGTTTGTAACCATTCACTCGCATTACAAGTTCTAAAAATACCCGTGTTTAAATTGATTTTTAAATATTCACCTACAAAAGAGTTCGCGAAAATGGCAAATTCCGCAATCATTTGCTTCATCAATCGTTCTTGCTTTGTGTCTTCGTATAAATAGACGTGATTATCTTCATATATCGGGTATGCGGTGGAAACTTCATTTAATTTGATTCCTTTTGTTTTTAATGAACGTCTCACTTTCAACGTTTCACTTATTTTTAATCCTATAGTAAACGCATTCATTTCGTCGCAAACGACTGACGCACTATTATAACTAAATGCGTTCTCCTTTTTTACAAAAATGGTGGTAAATAATAATTTGATTTCGTTAATAGGTTCATATGTGGTTGAATTTATTTCAGATAATACGGTTATTGCGTTTTTAATATTACCTTCTTGTGTTCCTTGTAAGCTGGATAATTCTAACACTTGGTCTGGCATCATGTGAATTGGGGCACGATTTGATGGATATTTGGTTGTTGTTCTCGATACTATATCTTTCCATAAATTCGAATTTAAATCGATGTATTCAGTTGGGTCAGCAATATGGATTGCGAAATATAGTTTATCGTTTTCACTATATACAGAAAACGCATCATCAGCGTCTTTACATCCGATTGGGTCTATACTATACGTTTCATATGAGGTCATATCGAGTCGTTCAGTTTGTGTAATAGAATAGGCATGATTGCTTGATATATTACTCGTAAGTATTTCATCAGTGGAAATATCCCTTTTATTTCCATATTTCGGTTCAACTATGTTGGTATAATTATCTTCATAAATTTGATTATTCATTGTGTGCTATCAATATACTTATTATGGTAGTATCTAATTATATACTTTTTTTAAAAATATAAATATCACGGCTCAATCCGGCACTCTTTTACAATATTTATGAAGCACACAATCTTTTACTAATGTAAAATCTTTTTGTAAATTTTCTATTATTGTTGTGTTTAACTGTTTTGATTGGATTGTATCCATATAATCTACAATTCTATTCAGATTATTTGTCATTTTGTTTATATTTATAGCCATTATTACAAATAATACTGAATATCCACATGCTATTATTACTAAAAATATCATACTTGCATTAATATTTTTGATATTTTTGGTAGTTATTTGTTCGACACTCTCACGGTTTTCTTTCGGGATGAATTCTTCAAATATGTCTTCAATTTTCATTACGATACTATATATAAAAATTATATAAATATTTCGTTGTTTATAATGTAATGTCTAATTATTTCCTACATAAAAATAGGAGTAGTTCAATATCAAGTCGCACTTCCAAATATTATATAAAATGTGATGCGATTGATACTGCCAATAGAATAGAAATTGTGAAATTATTACAGAAACAAAAAGACGAGGATAGTAGAGTCTTATTAGCGTATTTGGAGAAGAATCATAGTAAAATGAATATAGTAGTGAAAATGGGAAGAGATAACACTACAATTAGAAAAGAATATTCTATTTCAGAGCACCTACATAAAACAAAATGTGCTGGATTTATAAAGTTTATATGTATATTTGAATGTTATGACGATAATTCTTCAGACAAAATTTGTCAAGGAATTCCCGAACAAGATACTAAAAAAGAGGTCATTATTATGAAGTATTTTAATGAGGGGTCGGTTAAAAGTCATTCATGGACCAATACGAATTTCCATATTTTGCGTGGCATACTAATACAAACGATTTATTCTCTGGTTGTAGCGTATCATAAGACCGGATTTATACATAATGATTTGCACTTAGACAATATACTTGTCAAACGGACTACGCGAACGCATATTAATTATCTAATTGATAATCTGGATAATATAGAAACGGAAACCAATAATTATACGTGTGTCATAATGGATTTTGAAAACTGCCTTTTTACGGATAAAGGTTCTCATATATTCTTTTGGAAAATGATAGAAAATATAATTACACGTGTTGGTATTGAGCTGACAAATAATAAAGGTGATAAGGTGGAAGTATCAAATATATATGACATTTTAAGTTATATTTCAAAAAATAAAAATAACGATTATTTACGTGTTCTCAATATTATTCCCTTGATAGAGCAAATGGAATTTACTTTATTGTCTCTTCCGAAAATGATGGCGTATGATTCTAATATGTTTTGAGAAAAGACATAAAGTATTTTCTATATATAATATATATTGAATAAGTAATGGGTTTTACAGATAAAATATGTTATGATGTTGCTAAGGAAATTATTAACGATATTTTTTTGGTAAATTATAAACCGACTATCAAGTTGAATAATACTTTCAAGTTGAATAATACTTGGTATGAAAACTTAAATAATTTTCTTGTAACAGAATGGGACCGTCTTCAAGAAAGTGAAGAGACACAATCACAATTTACGGAGGAGGAAGAACATATGATTACAGTTGATGCAATGCAAATTTTATTGGATAAGTTAAACGTGGATGAAGATGAGTTTGAAGACCACGAACAAGATGTAGATTGGATGAGATTCGATGACATCATAGGACACTACGTTTGTTATGTAAAATAATTTATAGTTTGATAAATCATATAAACGTTATTCTATATATAATATTGTAAAATAAAACAATGGATAAAGACCTTCGTATCAGTGAACTTGAAGAAAGGGTAGCTCAATTAGAAAGCGAATTACAAGCTACTAAGGAGCATTTGAAACGGTATACGGCACCTGCCTATAGTAAAGAATCGTATGAGAAGAATAAAGAGGTTCATAAACAAAGAGTTAAAGACTATCAAAAAAGAACTAATTACAAAAGTAATTACCAACCTACCCCAGAACAGAAAAAAGAATACGCCAGGCGAGCATATCTTAAAAAGAAGGAAAAATTAGCTCAAGAGAAGAAGGAGAATATTTAGGGATTATATAATTTTATTTATATATAAAACTATATAAAAAGAAATATACATATAATATAAAAAGTATTATGGGCGGACCAAGTCCAAAATGTATTCATAATAGAAGAAGATATAACTGTGTAGAATGTGGCGGTGCTGGTATATGTAGCCATAAAATGCGTAGATCACGATGTGCTGAATGTGGAGGAAAAGAACTATGTAGTCATGGAAATAAAAAAGGCGATTGTGTAGATTGTGATGGTAGTCAAATTTGTGAACATGATAAACGACGAAGGAGATGTGTAGAATGTAACGGGGCGGCTATATGCGAACACAAACGAAATAAACAACATTGTGTAGAATGTAAAGGTTCTTTAATTTGTGTTCATGATAAAATGAAAGCACGTTGTAAAATATGTGATGGTAGTCAGTTGTGTAAATCTCCATTATGTGAGACGAGAGGTATTAAAAAATACGATGGGTATTGTTTACCGTGTTGTGTCCATTTATGTCCTGATATTGAAATTTCACGCAATTTCAAAACAAAAGAAAACGATGTAGTAGACCGCGTGAAAAACGAATTTCCTGAGTTTTCTTGGGTATGTGATAAAAAGGTAGCTGACGGGTGTTCTAAACGACGACCTGATTTATTATTAGATATGGGGAGTCATATTATAATTATTGAAGTTGATGAAAATAAACATGATACGTACGATTGTAGCTGTGAAAATAAACGATTAATGGAAATTTCCCAAGATGTAGGGCATCGTCCAATAGTGTTTATCCGGTTCAACCCCGATAATTATGTAGATAAAGATGGAAAGAAAATAAGCTCTTGTTGGAAAGTAAACGGCTATGGTGTTATGCAAGTATCTAAGACCAAAATAGTAGAATGGGAAGAAAGAATTAAAGCGTTATTGACACAAATTCAATATTGGGTAGATAATACTACTGAAAAAACTGTTGAAATCATTGAGTTATTTTATTGATATGTCTAATTTTGTATAATAAAAACATTATAGTTTTTATTATATTTTATGGAGATTCAAAAACCGACAGGGTAATTGATTAACTATTTTACATTTTTTATTTGTTTTTTGTATTTTATAATTTTTATTTTGTTTTTGTGGGAAAACCCTTTTTATTAAAATACTTTGTAGGTCACGCATTAACTGACAATTTGATCAGTTGCTGTACGCTACCCCTGCCATCCCGGACATTACGCGGAGGACGTTGTAGTTAACCGCGTAGACACGGACCTTGGCAGTGGCAACACCGGAGACGGCACCGGCAGAAAGGACAAGCTGAAGGACGGCGTTGTCAATTCTGGAGAAGTTGCATGAGCCGGAAGGCTGGTGCTCCTCGGGGCGAAGACCGAAGGAGTACACGTTGATACCGGAGTCGGGGGCACGGGTGTGGTGCTGGAAAGGCTGGACGGTATCGAAGTAGGAACCCTCACGCTCGGAGAAGCGGTCCTGTCCGTTAAGCTGAAGCTTAGCGGTGACAACAGGGTTCTCACCCCAGCAATGCATGTCAAGAGCAGTCTCGGCAAGGACGAAAGAACCGGCATCAGACAGACCTTGTGCGGTAGTGGAGGCAGCGGTACCATTATTAATACCATCGTTACCCATACCGGCAAGGTTGTTGTCGTCAGCACCAGAGGCAGTGGTAGTATCAACACCACCGTATGCGGCAATGTCGTTGGGAAGGGAGTCAATGGCATCAGTGTAGTTGAAAGGCTGGGCTCCGTGGGTGGCGTGAAGGGTGGTACCCTCAATCAAGGAATCACAGTAGTCAACGTTGGCATCAGGTTGGACGACCCAGATAAGCTCCTTACAGGGGTGGTTGAAGTTGAGCTTGATCTTGTTGGAGGAAGAACCGACGGACTCGTCACCAGTGAACTGGACCTGCTCGATGAGGTACTCGTGGGGGTTCTGTGCCATCTTTCTGCGCTCATCGGTATCAAGGAAGATATAGTCAACGTAAAGAGAAGCGGCAACAAGGGATTGTTGGTAAGCCTGGGTGACGGAAGCTGAGGCACCAGCGGAAGCGGCAGGGTTAACAGCGTAGAGGCACTCACCGATAGGACGGAAGTCAATGTTGATCTTGACCTCGTGGTATTGAAGGGCAATCAAAGGAAGAGCAAGTCCAGGGTTGCGGCAAAACCAGAATTGAAGAGGCACGTAAAGAGTGGTCTCAGGAAGGGCGTTGCGGGGAGCACACACTTGGTTAGGGGCAGAGGAAGCGGCACAGGGACCAGCAACATCGGCACGTCCATCGGCGGCAATGTAAGTAAGCTGGGTGGTGTGACCGATCATCTTGTGGTAACCAGCCTCTTGCTCCTTGGAAAGGGTAAGTTGGTTCCAGATGTGCATCCAGTCACCGTATTGACGGTCAATGCGTTGACCTCCAACCTCAACCTCAACTTGGGCGATGAGCTGCTCGCCGATGAAATCTAACCAACGGGCAGAAACGGTACCACTGGCGTTCTTCATGTTCTGGTTGATCTCGGGGAGAGTCACCTGAAGATAGGTGCGGTAAGCAAGGTCACCGTTGCGGCTGATGGTACAGGTAACACGGCGTCCGAAGTCGGCTTGACCGGAGAAGGTCTGCTCGATGGACTCCATGGCAAAGTTGGTGTGGCGTCTGTAGGACACCTTCCAGAAAGTAATCTCGGGGGTTCCGGTAAGGAACACGTCTTGTGCGCCGTAGGCGACTAATTGCATTAAACCTCCAGCCATTGTATGGAATTTATATATTCTACAAAGAAAAAAATCTGGGAAAAAATCGCATTAATTCAATTAAAAAATAATAATATTGCTAAAAATCTATCTATTATTGTAAATAATTGCTCTAATTATTAGCAATAACCACAAAAATGTAAATTTATAGTTCCCTTATTAAATTACAATTGTAATGTTTGAACTACAGTTGTAAATATCCTAAATATATTTGTATCACTTGATAAATCTTCACAATATAATGTATGTTTTCATATACACATATGACTTATAATTGGCTGCTTATACCCAGTACATTCGTGCTATTTGTTAATACAAATTTCTCTAAATAGTCTTCTTGAAATATTTCCCGCTTATTTTCATGCTTTTTGGTGAAAATATAAGAATCATTTGATTTACGGATACTCCAACCTTCTTCTAAAGCATTTGTTAAAAACATCATTTTTTGAAATACAGGTTTTTCTATTTTTATATTTTGAGGCAAATCTATTAAAGTTGTTTCGCTATTTTTAGTATTCATTATACATTTTCTAAATACCATATTCTTCTGATATTTACGAATTTTTCACTTGATAATGTATACTAATAATATCATGTCCGAACAATATATGGAACCCACAAAACACGAATTTATATGTCAAGAGCATAAACTTCACGAAAAAGAATTTCCGCTATCTCCAGCAAGATATAAATGTAAAAAATGTAAAAAAAAGAAAATTCACGGATATAGTAATCCAGACCACGTATGTAATCCTTTTGGGTATTTGTATTTAGCACCCCGAATATGTCTTGATTGTGCTACAAAAATGAAAAAATGTATGTGGTGCTAAAAATTGATTGTTTACATTAGATGGTTGGATAATACACACAACTTTCAAATATGATTTATTATATTATCGCAGCATATGCTTTAGCTACATTATGGTTTTCTACACATTGTAGTGATTGTTATTTTTCAAAAACACATTATATTGTCATAAATAAACATAATCATACTTTACCTATTATCAAGCCACTACATAATAACTCTGTTACTAAGAAATATTATGACACATACCCTGTCACTATATAAGATATATTTGAATACTCATCATGTTGAATTATTATTTTTTTGTACGAATATATTCAAAGGTATAAAAACTAACATAAAAACACCATCATAAAGTATTTCATCTCAGTTAATGAAAGGTGAGTCTAAAAAAAAACAACTCAAACAATTGAAAACTATACATACAATAGATGAAAAACACTCCGAGTTAACAGCATATTATGATAAGATAGAGAATGAAACTATACCCCAATTACAGAGAGAAAAGGACGAACTAAAAGACGCCATCAAAACTTTACAAACCGGTCAAGTAGACGAATATATGAATATGAAAGACAAAATTAAAGAAATTCAACAGAAGATAAAAACGCTCAAACAAGAGAAGAAAAAATATTTGCTTGATAATTCCCGATTTATCTTTGATTATTTCGAACAAAAACAGCAAATATCAACAAGTATGGATGAATCGGGTAGTACGGATGCTTTAAACTCTTTTTTCAAAATAAAGCCTACTGAGAATAGTAATGATGGAACAATTAACAAATATACACAATCGAAAATGAATACGCAGCAATATTGGAGAAATGTGACAAATGAGTTTACTAATTCACAAGATTATTATGTAGAGTCTGATACATGTGAGTTTTGTAATTCTGGCGAAATGATACCTCAAGATGAAGAAGGAATACTTATATGTAATAATGATAAATGTGGCAAATTCATTACCTATATTATAGATAGTTCTAAACCGAATAACAAAGACCCACCGAATGAAGTTTCTTACACAGCGTATATTCGTCTTAATCATTTTAAAGAAATTCTTTCACAGTTCCAAGCTAAAGAAACCACATTAATACCCGATGAAGTAATAGATTCAATTAAAGCACGTATTAAAAAGGAACGTATTACTGATATGTCCGAATTGA